TCTAATAATTTAGTTTCATCTGGACGTATTTCGGAAATCATCTTATTGATTTTGTCATCAATATTTTTATTTTCGGCATCGATAATAGCTTTGATATTATCACTTTCATCGGAGTAAGTAGATGAAGACATTTTATCGGTTGGAATAGATAGTGGATTATTTGAAGATAGTGCTGATTTACAATCGTACTTCATTGTTACTGAAATTACATTGTTTAATATACTTGTAGTTATTTCAATTTTTTAGTTGAATATAAGAAAGAATATAGAAATTTGATTTTATACTATGAAATGACTGAAAATAAATATACTACTTTTATAAACTTCCTTGATAATTACTCTATTAATGAAAGTATCGTTACCGGAGAATATGAAGTATTGCGACGCTTTATCCGAAATAATTACGAAAACACAAACATAAAGAATGTTCCAAGAATAAACTATGATTATACACCCATCACAAATCTTAATTATGTGAATCCATTTTTTTCAATGAAACCGATTCAAAATAGAGAACAAACAGAATTAAACTCACCAGATATATCTTTAAATGAATGTACCACAATACCAGAATGTTTTACAGAAAAAACTAAGGAAGAAATAATCGATGTAGAAATAAATACGATAACAGACGTTATTGAACTGTTGAATCAATATGAATACAAAGAGGATACCGAATACAATATCGATTTAGAATCTTTACATAAAATCAAAAAAGAATTAATCATGTTGGACGAAATGGTCGGATTATCATCACTGAAACAGTCAATATTAGACCAATTGTTATATTTTATACAAGGCTTGCATAAGAATAAGTCAGGTGGTGATTATAAACATACAGTTATTTACGGACCACCCGGAACAGGTAAAACCGAAATAGCGAAAATAATCGGAACTATGTATTCAAAAATGGGGTTCTTAAAAAATAATACGTTTAATAAGGTTACTCGTAATGATTTAATCGCAGGTTATTTAGGTCAAACTGCTATCAAGACGAAAAAAATAATAGATGAAAGTTTGGGTGGTGTTTTATTTATTGACGAAGCATATTCATTAGCAAGCCGAGAACAAAACGATTCTTTTTCCAAGGAATGTTTAGATATTTTATGTGAATCACTTAGTGACCATAAAGACGACTTAATGGTTATTATAGCTGGATATGAAGACGAATTAAATAATACTTTATTCAAAGCAAATCAAGGTTTGAAGTCACGATTTATATGGCGGTTTACAATAGATACATATACACCAAAGGAATTAATGCAAATATTTAAACGAAAAGTGGAATTAACCGATTGGCAACTTATAGATGACCTTGTATTAAGTGAAAAATGGTTTTACACAAACAAAGAACATCTTAAGAGTTATGGACGAGACGTAGAAATATTATTAACATATGTAAAAATATGTCATAGTCGGCGTATATACGGTAAACATAAGGATATTCGTAAAAAAATTACAAAAAGTGATATGGATTCTGGATTGGCTCTTATGTTGGTAAACAAGGAAAAGAAAGAAAAAATATTTATTTCGTCGTTGTATGTGTAATATACCTATTTTAGGAAAATAATAATATTAGTTATGACTGGATATTTCTTTTCGTAATAGTAATTATACCAAAAGAAATACATATGAGTGATAAGAAAATATTATCTATAAACATGAATGATTTTTCATATTCAAATAATAATAAAACTAAAAAATCTCAACCAAAGCAAAAACCAAAGGATAAAATTCGCGTAAAAAATCCTGTTAATAAAAAACAACAAACATTGAGAAAACAATCTTTATTAAATATGATTCGTAAACAACAAGAAGAAAGATACAAAAGATTACATACAAATACCCAACAACACGAACACCCTTCACATAAACCTGTAAATCATAGCGAAAATATTAGTAAATTTAATTCTGATTTCGATAACTCGTCACGTACTTATTTGGAACAATTAGTAAAAAAACATGAGAATAATGTTCCGAAAAACACCACATTAAGAAGATATCCACCAATTGAACCTACTATTTCACGTCCTACTGAAAATGATAGTCAATTTACATCAATTAACAATACAGCGGTACCTAAGTATGGATGTTTAAAGAATGGGAATTTACCAACATATAGAAATTATTTAAATAAAACTCAAACCAATCGTCCTTCAATACAGGTTGGAGGTGATGTAAAATTAGATTCAACTATACCAACCACCAATAATAATATAATCACACAACAAAATAATACTACTCAAGCAAGTATTATAGAAACTAAAATTAATGATGGTATGAAACGAATGAGTGAAATAAAACAAAGGAATGATATATTAAATAAATTATCAAATAATAAACCAAAACAAAAGAAAAGACGAAAAACGTTACGACGAACTTATAAGGTTGGAAGGTCTCAAGTAGCACCGAAGGTTTCTGTTCTTGTATCAAATAAAACAATACGTAACCGCGTTTCAACCCAAAAACAGCTACTTAAGCAAACACCGATACAAGACGTTAAAAAGTATTTAATAACACATGGGTTAATTCGTGTGGGGTCGATAACACCCAATGACGTTTTGCGGCAAATGTATGAATGTTTATCATTGGTATGTGGAGAAGTACAAAATCATAATCCAGATACGCTACTTTACAATTACATTAATGGTACCGAATAGAGAATAAACGATAACGTATATTATTATGAATATAAATAAGAAGTATAGGATTTTAACAGTTGAATACGGAGATATAATAGGGGTATATGCAGGATATATATTATTTGTGTTATATGGATTGAGAACGGGTTGTATGAGGTCAGGAGATGGTGATAATCGTTTATTATATATAGGCATGTTTTCGTCTGAGTATTTTCGTATAAATACATCATTATCGTCGATATCTAAGAAATTTTCATAATCATTGTCATCGTATAATTCTTTCATGTTCGTATATTTGATTAGTTTGTTGTGTTTAGATTATTATAGTCGTTAAAATCAATTTTTACAAATAAATATTAGTAAAAATTGTATTCATAAATCTACATTTGTAATTACAATTACCATATATGGTAACAATAATGAAACAAATAAAAAGATTTAGGATGATATAATGTAGTCAAAATATATAATAAATGTCAATAGAACAACCAATCATAACTCAGGAACAACAAACTGAAATTACAGATTATGTAAATGCTTATAGAGCACGTCATGGTTCTCCGCCATTGAAATGGGATGACACAATCGCAAAATTTTCACAAGAATATTCATATTATCTTGTTGCTAATAATCTATTTCAACATAGTAATGATGCAAGGTATGGTGAGAACTTGGCATATTTTCAGGGTCAAGGTAATAATATGATGGAATTAATAAAGAAGAGTATAGACTTATGGTACGATGAGATAAAATTGTATAATTTTAATAATCCTGGATATTCTCCAGGAACCGGTCATTTTACATGTTTGGTATGGAAATCAAGTACTACATTTGGAATGGGTTATTCATATAATCCGCAAACACGTATTGTTGATGTAACACAGAACACAGCACCACCCGGAAATATAATAGGACAATTTCAAGAAAACGTATTGCCGCTTGTTTCGTCACCAGAACCAGAACCAGAACCAGAACCGGAGCCAGAACCAGAACCAGAACCAGAACCAGAACCAGAACCAGAACCAGAACCAGAACCAGAGCCAGAACCAGAACCAGAACCAGAACCAGAGCCAGAACCAGAATATCCCGAAAATACATATATGGAAACTATATTTGAAATAAAAGAAATATTATATGGGTTATATATGCTTTCAAATTATATTCGTATACGTCGTAGCGTAGGAACAATACTCGAAATGATAGAACAAATAGTATCAAAGATGTCAGTATTAGATAGAACAATAGTATCTAATTTGGATTATTTATTAAATCGTATGTATTTTTTAAGATATGCTATCAGAAGAAGACGTGGTAGATATGTATTATTAAACGTGATACGTGATGTGATAATCACACTTTACAAATATGTAGAATAAAGAATAAAAAAACAAATATAAAAATAATTATTGAGAACAAAGTAGTAATTATGAAAGCCGAATCAACGTGCAATGTTAGTATATACACGGAATATTTTACATTAACAGATAAATATCGCCAAGAATATGGTAAAAAAATGGTTGTATTATTACAAGTAGGAGCATTTTTTGAGATATATGGAATAAAAAACACCGATAATGAAATCAGTGGAAGTAACATATCAGAGGTTACTGAGTTATGTCAGTTAAATATATCAGAAAAAAAGATAACATACAATAATGGGTCCGTATTGATGGCTGGATTTCGTGATTATACATTAGATAAATATATAACTCGTCTTACAGAATATGGTTATACAATTCCAGTATATATTCAAGAAAAAGAGGGTAAGGTAATAACTCGTGTGTTGGATAAAGTGTATTCACCGGGAACATTAATTTCGTGTGAAACGGATAGTTCTCCAATTATGACTAACAATATAATGTGTATATGGATGGAAACATATAAACCTGTAAAGAGAAAGGGAAAGACTGCTACTAACATACGCGATACCATTGTTTATGGTATCTCAGTTGTGAATATTTTTACAGGAAAATCGTATATTTTTCAATATGAAACCACATTTTATATGAATACTACTACGTTTGACGAGTTAGAAAGATATATATCAGTGTACTCACCAAGTGAGGTTATTCTTATAACTCCTTTTGATAATGACGAACTTAATAAAATAATTCAATATTCGGGTATTAATTCAAATAGTATTCATAGGGTAAATAACGGAGACGATATTGCTATTAATGTAAAACGTTGTAGCGAACAAAGATATATAAAACAATTATTAACCACCTTTTTCAAAGAAGATACATATGATGTATGTCGGGAGTTTCAAACAGACACTATTGCAACACAATCATTTTGTTATTTATTGAATTTTATACAAGAACATAATAACGAATTAGTTAGAAAGATATCAATCCCGGACTTTAACAATACAACAGATAGGATGATTTTGGCAAATCATACATTAAAACAATTGAATATCATAGATGACAACATTATGGAAAGCAAACAATATGGAAAATTATCTTCAGTTTTAACATTATTGAATAAATGTTGTACTCCAATGGGTAAGCGTAAATTTCAATATAAATTAACTAATCCAGTTTTTGATGAAGAATGGTTGAATGCTGAATATACGATGACTGACATGATGTTAATGGATGACAATTATGCGTTTGTCGATAGTTTCCGTAAACAAATGAAACAGATTCGGGATATTGAAAAAATGTGTCGCCAATTAATAGTACAAAAAATCTATCCTTCGTCTATTTATCAACTATATACAGGAATAAAAATAATACAACAACTAAATATGTGTCTTTGGGAGTTGCCTGATATGTGTCATTATTTGACGAAAGATATTGTAGGTCTTCATTCCGGAATACAACCAAATTTATATATAGAACAAGAAACACAAGCAGTTACTCAGTTTTTAGAAACACATTTTGTATTAGACGATTGCAAAAATATATCATCCATGACTACTTTTCCACATAATATTATTCAACCTGGAATATCCAGTGAATTAGACGAACTAATTGAAACCTATAATAAAGCACAACAAGATTTCAATGACATTTTAAACTATCTGAATATGATTATGAAGAAATATGAAAAGAATAGCGATACTGATTATATAAAAATTCATGAAACCGAAAAGAGTGGAACATTCTTACAGATAACTAATAAACGCTCTCAATTATTGAAAACTCATATGGCTACATATGAGAAGACTAATAATGATGCGACCATAGTGAAATCAATTGAGATTACATTTTCGAAGGCTTCAGCAAGTAATATGACTATAGAATTCCCACGTTTAAACAAAACTTTAAAGTGTATATTTGATACAAAGGATAAAATAAATAGTACTATCTCTAAAGTGTATCTACAAGTAATATCTGCATTGACTCGCGAACATTTCGAACAATTAGAATGTTTGTCAGAATATATTGCGAAATTAGATGTAATTATATGCAAAGCATTTATTGCAAGAACTTATAACTATTGTAAACCTGAAATCTACGAAAAAGCAGAAAAGTCATATGTGAATGTAACCGGAATAAGACATTGTTTAATCGAGCATATTCAACAAAATGAATTATATGTAACGAATGATGTTTGTATTGGAAATGTTAAGAATGAAAAAGATGGTGTAAACACAGATGGTATGTTATTGTATGGAACAAATGCTGTAGGTAAAACAAGCCTAATTCGTGCCATTGGAATATCAGTTATTATGGCTCAATCGGGTATGTATGTTCCATGTAGTTCATTCAAGTATAAACCTTATACCGCAATTTTTTCTCGTATTTTAGGTAACGACAACATTTTCAAAGGATTATCTACATTTGCGGTAGAAATGTCAGAGTTGCGTGTAATAATGAAAATGGCAGATAAAAATAGTTTGGTTTTGGGAGATGAATTATGTTCGGGGACTGAAATGGAGTCAGCATTGAGTATATTTGTAGCTGGATTAAGTAAATTACATCGTAATAGGTCATCTTTTATTTTCGCAACACACTTTCATGAAATAGTAGACTTTGATGAGATTCAAAAATTAAAGAATTTACATTCATATCATATGGCAGTAACATTTGACCGAGAAGCAGACCAACTAATATATGACCGAAAACTTCGTGAAGGTTCTGGACCAAGAACATATGGACTTGAAGTATGTAAATCATTGTATTTGGAAGAAGAATTTATGGAAGAAGCCTATAAAATAAGAAACAAGTATTACCCAAATACGCGTGGCGAATTGTCTAATAATAAGACCAGGTATAATAGTAAAAAAATACGCGGAAAATGCGAAATGTGTAATGAAAAAATTGGTGACGAAATTCATCATATAAATCATCAGAAAGATGCTGATACGAATGGGTTTATTGGAAGTTTCCATAAGAATCATCCCGCAAATCTGATGTCAATTTGCGAGAAATGTCATGATAATATACACAGTGATGATACATTAGAAAATACGATGATTATTCGTAGAAAAACAACCGATGGATATATGTTGAAGGAAACACGGAAAACAAAACCAAAAGTTCCATCACCAAAAGGTGGAAGCGTATAACATACATAAATTGTATTGTATTATAGAGATTTATAATATAATATGTAATTTTTAGACTTTGGTAGACACAGTTTTATCTTCTTTAGTGGCAACGGTAGTAGTTGTTGGCTGTGAAACGCAATTTCCGTAACATTTACCTTTGTAGTAATAGAAATCGCGATTCTGAACGGTAACATCACCATAATTCAATTTAGACATAGGACCTTGAGCGTTACCAGCAACACACTTGGACCCACCAAGTAACGCACAACAACTGGTAGAACCGCATATATTCTTATCTAATTTGGCACATTCTTCTTCTAATTTTTCAGGTTGGTCTTTATAATGACTGCATATTCCACCCGCTAAAGAAGCCATATCAAGATACTCAGACGCCGTATGTTTACCAGTAGTTTTACTTAAGTAAACACTATCTTGATAACTTGGAACATACAGACCCGAATCGTATTTATAACTTCCAGGTTCATAATAATTTACACCAGTTGGTGAAATATCGCCAAGATCTAATTGAACCATATTTCCATCTTTATCTTTTACCCAAGTACCTTTATTTTCTTCAGCAGATGTTTTTGCAGCATCATCATCAATATAATCATAAAATTTAGTAGGGTCGATATCACCATTCTCATTAACTGGTAATTCGTAAGTAGTAGCAGCATCACTACCACTGGATGAAGATTTACCGTCAATAATGTTTTGCATAGGTAAATATACCTTAGAACCATCTTCTAAAACGGCATCAGTCTCTAATTTTGCGTTGTTTTCAATTTCAAGTTTGGTTATGGTGACTTCTGCAAGTTGAATATTACGTTCATAATTATCTATTTCAGTTTGTTTTTCTGCTTTTTCTTGTTCGGATAAGTTATCAAGGTCCTCCTTAATTAATTCTATTTTGTTTTTAAAATAATATATGTCATATTGATTCGCGGTTATCTTCTTTGCGTTATTTAAAAAATCTTGTTGCGATTGAAGGCGTATAATTGATTTAGCATCAGTTATTTCATCTATCGTTTGATTAAGAGCATCTATGTTACTCTGTTCTTCTTTCTTTTGTTCGGGGGTTATTTCTATTTCTTCCCCTTTTTGTCCTTCTGTTTTAGTTTGTATTTTAGTTAATTCTTCTAATGCCGTCTTACGTTGGGATTCTAAGTTGTTAACATTATCAGGGGTTAACATAGATACGTAATTATCTGGTATTTTCATTCGTAATTCTGTTATTTTCATAGTAATCATTCGTAGCATATTATCAATACGAGTAGTATCTTCATAATATTTTTTCATTGAATTTTCACCTAAACCTTCAATTACATTATTATAACTGTATATCAAACATGCAACTATTATTATTATTGCTATAGCTATTAACCAATATTTCATTCTTATATAATTAAACTCTATAATTATTTGATAAAAAATTGAAAAAATATAGAGACGTAGAAAGAAAATAACATATAATTTATATAAGCAATGATTATTCCTGTTAAATGTTTTACATGCGGTAACGTATTGGCTGATAAATACAGATACTATCAACAAGAAGTTCGTAGAATAAAGACATCAAAAGGGCTTTCGGTAGAAAAGGTAGTCTATTTAACAAAAACAAATGTAGAAAAAACGGCAGAAGGTGAGGTACTTGATACTTTAGGACTAACCGCAGTTTGTTGTCGTCGTCATATGCTAACTCACGTTGATATAGAATAAACAAATAGGAACACAAATACTTCAATTATATATTTTTTATCCGTATAAGATATAATGAACGGAATTGTTGGTTTAAAAGATTTGTGTAGTCCCGCTTATGTATATTTGGTTATTTCAATTAGTGCTTTATTAGTGATGACCGTCCAGAATTGGGGTAATGCTGATAAATATTGTTTGGGTTCGTATAGTTGTGATACCACTCATACACCCATGATATTTGTAATTAAGGTGTTGTATGTTTTATTCTGGACTTGGTTCTTAAATGTAATGTGTCGCGGTGGAGCTACTGGATTTGCTTGGTTTTTAGTATTACTTCCATTTATTTTAATGTTTATCACATTAGGAGCCTTTATTATAAATTCAACTCCTACATTGCATTTAGCATAAAGAATATAATAATATGATATAGAATTATTTTGTATATCATAATAGAATGAATAAAGAAACATTAGATATATTGATGTACAAATATCGTATCCCGTATTATGTCGCACATAAACACATAATTCCATATACTCATTTACCTCAGTCAAAAGAATTGTTAAGAGATATTCGAAACTATACGCAAGATATAAAATTAATAGAAGACATTTATTTTACCCAATATAATGAAATAGTATTATTAACAGATTTGCTACAATTTCATGGTTACAATTTCAACATAAATTATATTAGTAATTCTCTTGGTGTGTTAATGAATCGACATGTGAAGTTAAAGCATAAGGATATGATAGATTTGAATAATTATATGGTAACAATCAATCATCCGAGTAGACGCAGACGAACTATAAACTTCATATGGGGATTGATGACACCAGAAGAGAGAAATAAATTTATAAATGATTATTTATTAGACAATATGACAGTTTGATATAGTTATAAAATTGAAATTATATAAATAGGGCTAATACACATAAAATAATAGTTATATAATCTATAATAATGAATCCTACAGTTTCAAATATTTCTGAAGATGGTGATGTATATAAATTCACATTATCGGATATAAATATCAGTTTAGCAAATGCGATTCGTAGAACAATATTGTCAGATATTCCTACGTTGGCATTTGATGCTGAGAACAAAGACTATTGTAAAATAGACAAAAATACAGGACGCCTTCATAATGAAATTTTAAAGCATCGTTTATGTTGCATACCTATTCATATGAATGAACTCGACATTCTTCCAGGTAATTATACTATGGAATTAGATATGCGGAATGATGGGGATAATATGATTTACGTAACAACTGAGAATTTTAAAATTAAAAACAAAACAAATGGTAATTACTTAACTGAGGAAGAGACTCGTAAGATATTCCCACCTTCAATTAAGACAAATATGTATATTGATTTTGCTCGCCTTCGTCCCAAGATTGGCCCTACTATACCCGGAGAACATATTAAGTTAACATGTGAATTTACACTAAGAACCGCAAAGGATAATAGTACATACAATGTTGTATCCAAATGTGCGTATGGAAATACGATTGACGCAGTAAAAGCAAAAGACGTATGGGAAGGAATAGAAAATAAAATGCGAGCGGAAGAATCAACTAATGATGAAATCTCTTTTCAAAAGAAGAACTATTATTTATTGGACGCTCAACGTTCATTTTTAAAGGATAGTTATGATTTTGTAATTCAGACTGTAGGAGTATATAATAACAAAGATATTGTAAAGAAAGGATGTGTAGTTCTTCAAAATAAATTGGTGGAATTGATACAAAACATAGATTCTGATGTCGTACCTATTAAAATGAGTGAAACCACTGTAGATAACTCCTATGATATTGTTCTTGAAAATGAGGACTATACCATTGGTAAGGCATTAGAATATATACTTTATGAAAAACATTACAACGGAGACAAAATACTAACATACTGTGGGTTTAAGAAGTTTCACCCACATGACGATGATAGTATATTACGTATTGCATTCACACAACAAGCTGATAAGAGAATGGTAGGTCAATATGTGAAAGAAGCAGCAGTTGCTGCTAAGGATGTATTTAAAAAGGTTCATGGATTGTTTTAGACCAATTTATATTTACACCTTGGTAATAAAATTTGTAACAACTATAATAAAAAGTATATAAATATTTTTTATTATGTATAGTATCGTAATGGATAACACGAAAGGAATACCAGTAGTACCTGAAATGAAAATATTAGTGTATGGAGCTAATGGATGGATCGGACAACAGTTTATAGAAATATTAGAAACAAAGCAACTTGATTATATCCGAGGCGTATCACGTGTTGATGATTATGATACGGTGTTACATGAGATAGTTACTACTAATCCTACTCATGTGGTTTCATTTATAGGTAGAACACACGGTAAAATAGGCGATAAACAATATACAACTATTGACTATTTAGAGCAAGAAGGTAAATTGCAGGAGAATGTGAGGGATAATTTGTACTCTCCTCTATTATTATCAATGATATGTAAAAACCATAATATTCACTATACCTATCTTGGAACTGGGTGTATTTTCAAGTTTGATGAATGTCACCCTTTTGGTAAGGAAGAGAATGGATTTACCGAATGTTCACAACCAAATTTTTTTGGTTCATCATATTCAATTGTAAAGGGATTTACTGACAAATTAATGCATATATTTGACGACCATGTATTGAACTTACGTATAAGAATGCCAATTACTGGAGAAAAAAACACACGAAATTTCATAACCAAAATAACAACTTATGAAAAAATATGTTCTGTACCAAATTCAATGACGGTATTACCGGAATTACTACAATATGTAGTGGATATGATGAAAAATAAAACGACAGGAACAATCAACTTAACGAATCCTGGACTAATAAGTCATAATGAAATACTGGAAATGTATAAGGAGATAGTGGATCCCACATTTACCTGGCAAAACTTCAATATAGAAGAACAACGTAGTATCTTAGCAGCAGAGCGTTCGAATAACTATTTAGATACGACAAAAATAGAAACGTTGTTCCCTGGAATAGACAATATTAAAGTTGCCGTGAAAAAATGTTTATGTAAATATGAAAAAAATTGATGGCGGACATTCCTCGTTTCGTAATTCAATAAAGAATTTGTGTATTATGAAATCATTTATTTTGAATTGTTTGGGGTTTTGTTGGTTTAGAAACGATGACAAAAATGAAGGTATATTGTATAATCATATGGATATGATAAGTTTGCTTCAAGACATTGAATACTCGGACACAGTACCTTTTGTTCCACCTATACAATTTGGAAAAGTAATTAAAGTATATGATGGTGATACTATTACAATAGCATCTGTTTTACCTAACACGACTGAACCAATATATCGGTTTTCAATTAGACTCAATGGTATAGATACACCAGAAATAAGAGGTAAAACGCCCGAAGAAAAAGAACTTGCGATACATGTACGTGACGAGTTGTATGCTAAAATTTACGGAAAAATGGTTACTCTAAAAAATGTAGATACTGAAAAATATGGACGAATATTAGCTGATGTGTACTTAGATGATGAAAATATAAATGAATGGTTAATAGAGAATGAATATGCGGTGCGTTATGATGGTGGAACAAAACATAGACCTGCGAGTTGGGGGATAATATAAAATTGAAAAAACATAATTATATAGTATTCATAACATACAATATATTTAATATGGAAAGACGTTTAAACAAGAAATTTGAAGATTATATCACTTCTTTTAAAAATGATATTCGTGATAAAATAAATACGATACAATTTGAAGAAACCGAAAAAATAAACGAATTAATGGGATATGTATACGATTATGAAAGATTGGTCTTCAAAAAAGAAGACATTTCAAAGCGTAAACGAGTTAAGAATACAATACCTGAAACAAACCGTTGTAACGCAAGACGCGCAAATAACGAGCAATGTACTCGTCGTAAAAAGGAAGGATGTGAATATTGTGGAACTCATATTAAAGGAACTCCACATGGACTTATTAGTGAACTCCTACATTCGAGTGAAATGACACACAAAGTAGAAATAATAGCTCAAGAAATAGGCGGAATTGTATATTATATAGATGATAGGGAAAATGTATATAATACTGAAGACGTAATGAATAATAAAGAAAATCCGGGAATTATAGCAAAATATACTCATCGCAATGGTACATACTCGATACCTGAATTTGGATTATAAAAGAATTATTTGTCAGTAGTTTTAGATATTTTACGTGTTATATTTTCTTTTGTTACCTCTATTCTATTGTCATTTATAAAATTATTAATTTCGGACGCTTGTGATATATCACCACTATAGTATTTAGTCAATATATCAAGCAATACCTTGTTATTAATCGGTTTTTTTACATTTTTTTTCGTGTAACATATTTTTCCATCATTTAAATCAAAACAATCAATATCATTGGTTTTCATAGTTTCCATTAATTTATCGTTCATTAATTTTTTATCTTGTCTTCGTGTGGAAATTTCTTTTTGTAATTGCCTTATTTCGTTGTCTATACGTACCCATTCTTTAACTGTATGTATTAATTGATTTTTATTGTCACCCATTTATATTATATATACTTTATTTTTATATTTGTTATATGTAATTTGTATGAATATTTTATATTGTGATATAATAAATGATATTTACATCAAAACATGGTAAACAAATGGAACATGATGAATTAAAAAAGGTTACTCCTATGCTTATGAACTTATATACGTCGTCACCCATGCGTAGCACAGTAAT